CTCGTACGGCGCAGACTACGCGCACAGCCGCTCGCGGCTCTGCCGTGACTACGCTCGCGCCGCAGGGGTCAAGCTCCGCGGCGACTCCTCAGCCATGGCAGAGTGGCGCACCGACGCAGGTGGTGGACTGCTCGCTACCGGCGTAGGCGGCCCGCTAACAGGCCACGGCATCTCGGGCGTGCTGGTCGTCGACGACCCGTACAAGAACCGCGAGGAGGCCGACAGCGCGCTCGTGCGCGGCAAGATTCGCGACTGGTGGACAAGCGCCGCTCTCACGCGCGTGCACCCAGGCGCAAGCATCATCGTATGCCACACGAGGTGGCATCCCGACGACCTCATCGGCGAGCTCGCTCGACAAGAGGGGCAAGCATGGGAGGTCATCAACCTTCCGGCGCTCGACGACGAGGGCAAGAGCCTCTGGTACAAGCGACCGCCCAAGTTCCTCGAGCGCGTGCGCCGTGACGTCGGCGAGCACGACTGGTGGGCGCTCTACATGGGCAGCCCGCGACCTCGAGGTGGGCAACTTTTCTCGGGCGTGTCGTTCTACGACAAGCTTCCCGAGACCTATCGCGTTAGCATCGGCATCGACCTCGCGTACAGCGAGAGCAGCTATGCTGATTATAGCGTCGCGGTAGTCATGGCGCACAACGCACAGCTCGACGCCTGGTACGTGCTCGACGTGCGACGCATGCAGGCCAAGGCAACCGAGTTTGCCGCGACGCTGCGCGAGCTCACCGAGCGCTTCCCAGGTGCCAAGCTGTATGGCTACATCGGCGGCACCGAGAAGGGCACGGTCGACTTTCTGCGCCGCGAGGGCATCCCGTTTCGGCCAGATCCGGCCAAGATGGACAAGCTCTCACGAGCGACCTCGACCGCGGCGGCGTGGTCAAGCCAACGCGTGCACGTGCCGCGTGAGGCGCCGTGGTTGCGAGACTTCGTCGACGAGGTCTGTAGCTTCACAGGCATCAAAGACCGACACGATGACCAGGTCGACGCGTTCGTTGCAGCGTTCGACGCACTACACACCAAGGCCTACCGCGCCACCGGCTTCTCGGATGGCTCGTTTGACTGGGGATGAACCATGCGCCCGAAGATTGTCACCATCACGGCCACGAGCCCAAGCGCCGCAAGCCCGAACGAGCCCAGCACTGGCATCGTCGGCGGTCTTTCCGGCTTCGATGCGCTGACCATCATCGGCAACCTGCAAGGCGGCACCGGTGGCACGCTCGACGTGTACCTGCAAACCTCGTACGACGGCGGCACGACCTGGTATGATTACGCGCACTTCCCGCAGCTGAGCGCGGGCGCTGCCGCATCGCTTCGTGCGTATCAGGTCAACCGCACCACGGCTGTGACCGCTGCCACCACGATCGGCTCTGGCCTCAACGCTGCGCTCCCGGTTGACACCATCCTCGGTGGTGCGTGGGGTGACATGATGCGCCTGCTGTTCGACGGTGGAGCTGGGACGAGCGCCGGCGCTGCGCAGTCCGTCACGATCATCGGCCAGGCCATCACGCGCTGATGCACGGCCTCTACGCCACCAACATCGCGGGCTTTACGCAAGCCGAGCGACTTGCGCAACAATGGCTCTCGCCGCGGTATCGCAAGCTCGACAGGCTCGAGCGCTACGTCGTTGGCGAGCAGTACGAAGGCCTCCCCGACTTCTTCAACCCGAAGCAAGACGTGCCGCTCATGGAGCGCGCGCCGAATATCGTGCACTCCATCGTGGAGGCAGCGATTCGGCAGCACTGCGACTTCGCGCTTGGCGAAGGTCGATTCCCTGGCATCAGCGCCGCCGCAGACGATGACGAGCGGCTACTCGGCGAGGGTATGCCCGACGAGATGGCGCAGCTCTACGAGGCATGGTTGCGGCTGCTCATGCGGCACGCCTGCTTCCCCGAGGCGTGCGTGGATGCGCTAGCCAACGCTGAGGCGTGCGGCACGGCGGTTTCCGTGGTGGCGCTCGTCAACGGCTGCCCTGCGATTCACACGCTGCGAGCCAAGTGGTGTCAGCCAGAGTTCGACGACAGCGGCTCGACCATCAAAGCCCTTGAGGTGCAATACCCGTTCTTCTCGTATGAGAAGAGCGACCAAGGCCAGTGGATGGTCTATGCGAAGCTCTATCGGCGTCGCATCGATGAGACGCGCGACGTGGTCTACAAGCCCATCGACATGATGCAGATGGGCCTCGGCCAGATTGACTGGCAAGAGGACGCGGCCAAGAGCGTGACGCACAACCTCGGGTTCTGCCCCGTGGTTTGGTACAAGCTGCGCTCGAGCTACGAGCACGCGAGCGACCTCGACGGCTATCCGATTCACGGCACGCAGCTCGACGAGCTCGACGCGCTGAACTACTCGCTTTCGCAGCGTGGGCGAGCGGCCATCTACAGCGGCGACCCGCAGGCATACGAGACGGGCGTAGACCCGCAAGCGCCACCGGCTGGTGGCATGGGTCGCGCGGCGATCGTCCCCGCAAAGGATGGTAGCGGCTACGTGTTCGGCTCGACCACGGGTGGAAGGCCAGCGCGCAAAAAAGGCGCGGGCACGGTGTGGAGCTACGAAAACCCAGAGGCCAAGGTCGGCCTGCTGTCGCTCCCAGGTGATGCGCTCAACAGCATCAGCGACCACGTCGCCGACATCTGCGACAAGATCGGCGAAGTGCTTGGCTACACGAAGGCGAGCCCCGAGACCGTCAAGGGCGCCATCAGCGGCAAGGCGCTTGCGTTTCTCTACCATCGCACCACGAGCTTCGTGGACGGCCTGCGGCAAGACTTTTGGCACGGTTGGATGTGCCCGGTCATCAACCTGCTCAACCGCGTCGTGCACACGCAGGAGAAGCGCACGCCAGGCTCGGTCTACGTGCATGGGGTGCGGCGCGTGATGCCCATCCTCGACACGTTTACGGTCGACATCGCAGGCGTGCCCATGTGGATGCCGCCGCGGCTCCGCGCACGTTGGGGCCACTATTTTGGGCTCACCTCACAAGACGAGGCCGAGGTCGTGCGCATGACCGTCGACGCCTACAACGCACAGGTCATTCCGCTGCGCCTCGCGCTCGAGAAGCTGCAGAACATCTATCCGCACGACGACAGCGAGAAGCTGTCCGAGGAGATGGAGCACGAGCTCACCGAGGAGGCCATGCACGAGGCCGCCGTGGTGGCCAAGCAAAACGCCAAGGCGCTCGAGGCGGGTGCGGATGATGAGGCACCCGATAGCGAGCCGCCGAGTGGGCCTCCGTCGAGCGTGCCTGGTGCGCCGCCAAGCGAGCCAGGTGCACCGCCGTCGAGCAAGCCTGGCGAGGATGACGACGAGCCCATCCCGAGCACGCAACGGCCCGAGACGCTGGGCAGCAAGCGCCGTCGTGCGCGATGATCTCCGATCGCGAGGCAGCGCGAATAGCGCAACCGATTCTCGCCGCTGAGGAAGAAACGCTTCAGGGCGCCGAGCAAGAGCTCGCAGCGATCGTCAAACAGTACGAGGTGACTCGGCGCGACACGCCCGAGACCGCAAAGGCCAAGATTGACCGCGCGGCCAAAGTCGCAGCGGTTGCATTGCTTGCGTATCTGCTACTTCGTCGGCGCAGCTCGAGCAGAGCTGGCATCGATGCAGCGCAGCGCAACCTCACCGGCATCGGCCTCGCCAGCGCCGTCGTGGGAGGCATCCTAACTCGCGTGCGCATGGTGCCCACGGCCAGGCCTGAGACGCTGCTACGTCGCGCGGTTGCATCGGTGACTGACCGCTTCCGCCGCGTGGCGCTGACCCGCGTCGAGCCGTCTCGGATGGTCATTACACCATCTCGACCGATGCCATCACCTGGCACACCGTTTCGACCGATTGCGCCGTTCCGACCAGTTCCCCCGCCTGGTGCAGTGGCAAAGCCAGACATGGCAGGCGCACTCCAACGAGCTCGCGAGGCTACCCAAGGCGGCGTCACTCGAATCGTCACGGTGGAGACGTGGGACCAGGCAAACGCGGAGATGCGACGCGCACAAGCTGTGGCCTCGGTGGTCGCGCCAGAGGCCGTGCGCGAGTGGGTCGCAAAGCTCGACATGCGAACGTGTCCCGTGTGCCGAGCCCTTGACGGCAAGCGCATTCCGGCAGATCAAGACTTCGACATTGAGCCGCCTGTGCACCCGTATTGCAGATGCATGGTCATCCTCACGTACGGCGCAGGCACTCGCTAGCGAGGGACGACATGCACTGTGAATACTGCGACCTCGACACCATCGCAGGGGCGGCGATGGTGCAAGAGGGCGGCGCAATCAAGATCCTCGACTGTTGCACCAAGTGTGGCAAAGCGTACAAGACGCAGCGCTCTATCGACACGATGCCTGGTGAGCAGGCACAGGCAAAGCCAGCGGCGCAAGCGCCTAGTCAGCCTGCGAAGGTCGTAGCGCATCCATCGGCTAGCAGCTCAGCCATGGATCTGGCCGAACAGGCGCGCACTCGATTGGCGCAGGTCGAGACCGAGCTACAGCGGTTCGCGCAACTCAAGCGCGAGCGCACAATGTTGCGCCGAATGGTGCGCGCGGCACAGGAGCGGAAGTGATGAAGCGTTGCAAGATCTGCAAACACATCGAAAGCGGCAACGCGGCTGCGTGCCCCAAGTGCGGCGAGGCATCGTGGGAGCCGATGGCAGAGCCAAAGCCTGCGCCTGTCGCGATCGCGCCTGAGCCCGTCGAGGAAGCTCCCGCGCCTGCCCCCGTCCCCGAGCGCCGTCGTCGGCGTCTCTAGTCGTCTCGTTCACTCTCTCACTAGGAGCCACGACACATGGCAACGATCTACGGTGCGATTCGCGGTATCAAAGTCATCCAAGAGCCCGTCTCCGGCGGCTCGCAGGGCGCTGCTCTGGTCTCGTTCACGCTCGGCGCGTACACCGCCGCCAGCGACAACGGCCAGCTCGGAGGCGGCGGCAGCAACAACGGCGTGAGCACGACGAGCACGCTCGCTCAGCTCATCCAGGCGGCTCGCCGCGACGGCAAGACCGTGACCCTCGGCCTGCCCGCGGCCACCAACGTCAACGCCGCGATGATGGTGCAGTCGGGCCTTCAGGGGTCCACCGAGTTCTTCGCTGGCAACTTCGCCATCTCCAGCGGGAACCTCACGTTTAACGTGGCCAACAGCAGCGGCACCGAGGTCAACGCGGCCTCGGGCGTCGAGGATCGGCCCTTCCAGCTCATCGTCGCGATCTCGCTCTCCTGATTCTAGGAGGCTCGGTCGCATCTCCACAATCAACGCCCACGTGAGCGGCAATCACGGCAGGAGATAGCGAATGGAAACGCCCGACACGGAAGAACTCGTCAACCCAGCCGACGTCAAGGTCGTGCCCGATGCGCCCGTCGCAGCCGAGCAGCCAGACCCGTCGTGGCTCAACGCGCGCCTCGAGCGCGCCAAGGCCGCAGCGATGAACGACATCGCGCGCATGCTCGGCGTGGAAAACTTCGACAAGGCCAAGGCCCAGCTCGAGGCGGCACGCAAGCTGGAGGACGAGCGCAAGACCGAACTGCAGCGGCTCACCGAGCGCACCGTCGCTCTCGAGGCCGCAGCCAAGCGTGCAGAGCAGCTCGAGGGCGTGCTTTCGCAGCGCGCCGAGGTCGAGCTCTCAACGCTCACCGATGCCCAGCGCGCGGCGGTAACGTCGCTCGCCGGTGACGACAAGGCCGCGCAGCTGCGCGCCATCACTGCCCTGCGGCCCACGTGGCAAGCAGCGGCAGCGGCAGCGGCTGCAGCGGCCCCTACGGCGCCCACAGCAGCGCCAACGCCCGCAGCGGCACCGCGAGTCGCCCCTGCGTCCACCAGCGCCGCCACGAGCCAGCCAGCGTCAACGACGGCGGCACAGCTCGTGGACCATCGCGCGGAGTACGATCGACTCCGAGCGCAAAACCCGGTGTTCGCCGCGCACTATCTCGCGGCGTACCGCACCGAGATCTATCCGCAGAAGTAGCCAGAT